TGAAATTCTCTACCGGGGCGCGGATAAGATTCGCACGACGAACAATTGACAACATGTCACTGATAGGGGTTTCAGCAGCGTCGGGTGGACTGACGCCTACGGAAGGAGCGGCAACAACACCTCCATCAGTGACGTCATCAGCATGCACGTCGCTAGCACCAGCTTCCATGGTGTAAACAATATCCACGGGCAAATCAGGGTAACAATCAGCCTCCTCATCACCATGATTAAAATACCATTCCTTGATATCGTCAAAATTAGGCCAACAGATTGACAACCCCAAGGCATCAGTGTATTTGGAGTAGGTCGTGATCAAGTCACCATAATAGCCGCGGCCACCTCCAAATGCACGAATGAGATTCGACGCAATTCCTTGCTTCAACACGGGGATAGGATCGGCACGCGCCCGTGTGAAAGCAAAGATTTTAAACAATGAGTCATAGTCGGGTTTAGCCAAAAACAACTGCAACTCGTCATCAAATCTTATGGTTGTGCCCAAGAAACCAAGTCCTTCTACACCCTGACAAGCACCAAATCCCTTGTTCACATCAGCCCTAGTGTACCTACCACCTAAAGACACTATGACATCATGCATGACTTGGGAATTAAATTTACTCGCGGCTTTGGTAGTGACAGCCACAACATGGTCGTCACCATAGCATGTTGGGAACATGCTACCACGGGGGTCACCACCAACCCTATCAAACCAGGCATAGTAAATGAGTAACTGACAAACCAACGTGTTGATGGTAGTAGTAAGATAGTGCCCCGAGTTCAAACCAACGGTCTTGGTGAACATCTGGGGCCCTATTTTGTTTTTAACCGTCAACATATGGTCCAAAAGTGCTGCTCTAAGTTTCTGTTCCTGTTCAAAAAGACCAGGATTACAAGGATTCTCCTTAAAGCTAGCACTGTACCAAGACAGGATGATGGATTTGACCTGCGCCATCAGATCCGCGTTCAAAAAACTATCAAAATCACCAAAATCCCCATCAAAACCCAATGGGTACTGTGAGAACGTACGGGCCCAGTGATTGTGCCAGTCAATCGAGTTGATATCGAGGCCAACAGCGCAACAATTGTACAATTTGCCACGTTTCATACCGCTAACGAAATGACCAAAATATCGCTTGCAGTAGTAAGTCATAGACAGCGGACTCATACCAATCGCCCGAGTACTCTCAGCTACCAACTTCCTCATAGGCAACACTTCATCCTTAAGAATCCAATCCACAACCCACCGATCAGCCAACTCAACACTCTTGGGGCCACCTTTCAATAACCAGTAACCAATCCAATCGTTATAAGCACGATACTGTGGGCGTAGTTCTTCCTCCTCAACGTCGACCAGCGATCCTTTACCTGGAGTGTGAGAGTAAACCTTATCGGGAAAACCAGGGCTAGTAGACAAATCAATAGGACCAACCTCTGGTAGATCAACAGCATGACCACACAAAATCTCAGATTCCATTAAAGGAGTCACTCGTGTTAGCGTTTCACCCGGCGGTAACCCAGTCGGGGAAATCAAATTATCCCGCACAACTTCCATCGCTGACTTTAAATGAGTAGCATCGTACTCAATGACAGTCTTCGCAGTCGCTTTCATGACATGTTTCCTCAATAGGCCAACAGTCGTCAAATTGCAACGCTCATCCTTGTCACCAAATTTAGCAATGCCATAACCTTCCCTGTAATCAAGCACCTCCTTACCTTCTTCCACAAATGTAGCATAGGTGGTAGGTGCTGTTGAAGACGGGTTAGGGAAGCACACAAATCCAGCTGGGGTAGTATTGTCGGGCATACAATCCTCTTCCGTACGATCAACGTTGACTCGTGGTATAAAGGGCGTACCATGCCCACTTAAACGAGCCAATGAAATCTCAAGTTCATCCAAGTTCAACTGCAAGAACACACCAAAAGTAACATTGTTCCTCGTAATGTTACAACTCTGGATACCGACAATTGGACGAGATAGACCAAGGTGCCTAATGAGCAGTGGAGAACCACTGTCACCAAACTTACCTGTCTTTCCAGTCCAGACATCCTGCATCATGTACCTACCACTAAAGTAATTGACAAATTGCTTGTTAATCTTGCCCATCTCCTTGGGCCCCTCTTTAGTGATGAGCACACTGTCAGTCACAACATTAGGATCCGCACCAAGTGAAACATATTTGGACAAATCGTACGCGGCACCATCCAACTTCAACACCATCACATCATGGTCCTTCTTAAACACGTGGGTAAGGGTGCTAGGGTCCATAACAACAACCTTACCATCAACCTCTAACGTGTAGTTCCACTGAACGTCACCCGATGGACAAACCACATGCGAATTCATGACAAAACAGCCATCCCGAACAAAGAAACCTGTACCTGTACCAAAAATACTTCCATCGGGTTGCAAAACACGAATTCCCTTGGTGTTCGCAGCAACCATATCTTCAATACCATCTCCACCAGTCCAGTGTGTCTCAGCTCGCATCCGACCATCGCCACCTCTTCGCCAAACAATATCCTGGTAACGATCGTCGTGAAACTCGGCTTTAGCACGGCGGCCTTGTTTCCCTTTGCGACGGCGAAGCTTTAAACGGTCCTCCTCAAACTTCTCCCGATAAGCCTTGTTTTTGTCCGTGCCCCACGTCATGTCAACTCCTTCACACTCACACTCAACTTCATCGCAATCAGGACACTTGCGATTCAACTTCCAACGAGCGATACCAACGACAGCAAGGAGACTAGCTGTCACCACAGATGCGGCAATGACAATCTTCAAGAGCGGACCGTAATAGCTCTCTTTAACGATAGCATTCGCACCATTGGCACTGCTAACCTGGACAAAATGATCACCTTCCAACTCGGCCTCACCATACATGGCCTGAGCCAGAACGTCCTCACCATCCGGGACCGCACTCTTAGCAGTATCCTCGTAGAG